GGAAACTTTACTACCGACCTCTTCTTGGATTGATTCTTTTAACAATCCCTTTAGTTCTTCTTGCTTATTCATAATTTTCTCCTATATTATACAAAACATTATCTAATATAGTATGCTATTTGATCTGCTCTCACCGCGTGAGGCTCAAATGCCTATATCTTCCAATGTTCTAACGTATTCGGTTTTCTATAATTCTCATTATTGTGTTTAGTCATATTATATTCTTTAGTAGTAACTTGTAAGTTATCTGGGTGGTGTAATCCACCTTTACTAATAGGTATTATATGATCTACTTCCCACCCTGAACCTAATTGCTGTGATACTCTATAGTAAAGTTCTACTTTAGCTTTCTCATTCTCAGTTAGTTCAGGTGTTTGATTTAGTTTGGAAGCCCTGTATTTACTACAATTTACATTTATTTTATCAGGATTGTCTTGTTGCCATTGTTTATTATATTCTGGATTATCTTGTCTCCACTCTCTGGAATATTCTTTTCTATATTCTTTATTATCTTGGTAGTATTGTTTTTTTTGTTCTTTATAATGTTTTTTATTTTCAACATAGAATTGTTTCTCATATTCTTTTATATACTCTATGTTGTCTTGGTAATACTGTTTTTTATATACTTTCCAACGTTCTAAATTATTTTCTATCCAACTCTTTGATTGTTTACTACTACATATATTACATTCAGATCTATAACGATACGTATCACGATGATTATTCCACGCTATATAATAGTCATATTGATCAAGTCCTATCCTACCACATTTAGAACATATTTTTATATTACTCATTTAAGTCCTTCTAACAGTCTATTTAACTTATCTTCTCTACTTTCTAGACCATATTCTTTAAATATAGATTCGTAAATGTCTTCTTCTTCGTTCTCTTCAAGTTGTAATTCAAGTTCTTTTACTTTCTGTTTGAGTGCTTCTATCTTTTGAATATACTCATTGGCTTTGTCTACCACGTTCTTTACTTTATCTTCTTCTTCTATTATCTCTTCTTCATGTCCCTTTAGTATGTTGTATACTTCTTCTAACTCGTTCTGGTCAATGACATTCTCATCAAATGCCTTAGTCGCTATGTCTTCAAATGATTTAACGGATGTCATAACAGCAGCTCGGTTAGCACCTACGTTAACAGCACTGACTTCCAACAGATTAGAATTATTGATAACCCTTACATTACCATCTTTAGTATCTTTATATGTAGCTGTACTATAATCTGGTTTGTATCCTATGCTTACGTTGTTTATATACCCGCCCTTGATTAACTTATATATAGTATAACCAAATGGATATTCCTCTTCTGATGTCATCTGTGCTCTACCTATAAGTTTATTACCGTCTTTCTTTACACTTAGTACTTTACCTACAGGTGGATCTGTCATTTTGTGACTCCATAGAAATGACTTGTTTTTCTTAATGCCGTTTATATCCAGACCATCTACTTTGATTATCTCATTAGTATAATCTACAATTTCTTTGGTAGCGATAAATTCAATAATCCTCTGTTCATCATCTACTGATTTTACATCATAAATACTGGCATATTTCTTATCCATAACTATCTCCTTATTACTGGTATTAAAGCACAACGGCAGTTGATTTCACTTTCCCCGGGGAATTGTTCCCCTGTACCACCAAATGCTTGATTTATTGGAATGTTTCCTTCTGCTTGGTTCTGAGCGTGTGTATCTCTCACTTGGTCATCTCCAGCAGTTGATACTGCTTTCAACTCTATACCATTATCTATATACTCAGCATGGGTGGAAGCATTAACTAACTTAGATGACTCCGTCCTTGCTATCCTTGTAGAAGCGTATCCACTGTTGAACTTGCCCATCTGAACCATTCTTGCTTCAAGTTGTGCTAGTGATTCTCCTGCTCCAATAGATTCTTTTAACTGTACTTTAAATAACTTATATACGCTATCATTTACTGTAGTAATCTTATTAGCCATACTATCTGCTATTACATTCCATACACGGGGTTCAATTTTTACGCCCACAGTTCTAATAGCTAAACCACTGGCATCTTTAGTTATACCTTCATATACGGGCTTCAACATCTTTGTTAGTATGGGTTTCTCAGCTTCCAGTAAGTTTTTTACTAACATTGATATCTCTAATTCATTAATGTCTTTACTGATTGATTTGTTACTATTTATTATAGCTAGTATCTTGCCAAGTTGATCGCTAAAGTACCTACCCATCTTGGACTTTATCTTTCTATGGCTCGATCTTTGTAGCTTATTCCAACTTCTAATGTATGATCCTCTCGTAGCCTTATTCTCTGTTTCTTGTTCTTCTTTTTCTATGAATTCTACTAGTTTGTCTATACTTTTACCACTATTTATACTTTTTTCCGGCGGAGTAGGCTCAAATAACATATCTGACTCTGGGTATAAATTACTTGGTATAAATCTCGTATTACCCATTGGACTAGTCACGTCATCCATCTCTAAGTCCAACATGTCATTGATTTCGTTCATCGTATAGCCCATGTCTCTATACTTAGTAGCTCTTTCAAGTTTATCGTTCTGGCTTTCTTTCAGTTCATCTACATTATTGAAATCAAACATAACTCTGAAAGCCGGAAAGTGGGTTCTCATAAACTGTAGATTGATTACTTGTTGTAATCTCAAAGCTGTAGGCTTAATAGTATGTATCCATAATTGTCTCATAGCAGCGTCTGCTACGGCTCGATCGACTGAATCTGTAGCCCCTACTAATGCTTTATGAACCCCTAGCTGAGCCAATATTCTATCCCTGGCGTCTACTCTACCCTGGGAGAATTCCATATCTTTCATAGTTTGATTGGGTTCTGCTGTGTCTACTCCAGGTGGTAGTCCAGTAGTTTTCCAGGCTTTACCAGATCCAGCGTGGGCGCTGTTGAACTGGTCTACTAAGAGTTTCATTTGGTCTTCGTTGATATCTCCAAGTACGTTCTTTAATATAATACCTAACTTACCGAAGTTCTCGAAGTACTTACTATTATACTCTCTAGCTCTGTAGTCGTTGAGTATTTCTTCTTTTACTACGTCGATCGGGGATATTCCCCTGTTGTTTACGCCATAGTTATTACTGTTTGGGTTAAAGTTAGCTAAGTATATAAGATTATCAGATAGTATTATTTTACTTTCATTACCATCTCTATACGTCCAGTCCTGTCCCTTTCTTGTCATACTAGCTGGATTCCTTGGAGTCCACATCAGTTTGGGGTCTTCTTCTATTTCAAGAAATATTTCGCCTTTAATGTAGTAGTATATCAATGATCTATATACTAATTCAGATAACGGTAAGTTTGGGTTAGGCATATTCAAACTAAATGAGCCCGGTAAATCAAACTCTGGAGGCATTGGATCTTGACCTCTGTATATTCTTAGAGGCAGTTGAGACAGTGATTGTGCTATAATGTTAATGCCTCTATTTACTGCATAGTTGGATGTGTAGGAATCTTTCGCCCTGTTGAAATCTAACGAATACAACTGATTATTGAGTACACCGTCCAGTGAACTGGTCAGTGATTTCTTTTCTATTTGTGATTGTAAGTCTTTAATGTTATCAAGTAGTTTGGCATTCGATCTGCCTGTTAGGTTGTTATAGATATTTATTAGTCTATTAGCCATTATCTATCCTTTAAGTTATTAATTGTGTGTATTGTGCTGCTCTACCCCAATGAGAGTAGATGCCGTACCTCATAGCTGCTATAGCATCATCATTGAAGTCTACGGGTTCTTCTAATACTTCACCGTCTCTAGTTTGTCTATATTTATATGTTTCTATCTCTTTTATTAAATTATTGGATTGTTTGGTTATATGTAACTTATATCTTTTAACAAAATCTATAGAATCTTTTACACTATTCTTACCTTTAGTAGCTGGGATTATGTTTATACCGTGTTTACGGAATTCTTTCAGGCGGGCGGGTTCGGCACTATCGGCGTAAATTCTACCTTGTTGTATATTATCTTTAACCCAGCCTAATACGTCCATGTTCGTTAGCCCGGACTGATAAAGCATCTCATCCAAATATATATCGTCCCCGTCTTTTACTATAGCCAGTAAACAAGTTGGATGAGTAAAACCCCAGTCCAATCCATACACATGTTCTGATTTAGTGTATCTATCTGGTATTTCATCTACTATATCCCAGTTATGGAATATGAGATTTTCTAACACACCCCACTCACCTAATGTGTAGATCTTATAGTATGCTACATCTTGATTTACTAAGTTTTCTAATTCTTCTACATATTCTTTATCTAAGTATGGGTTATCTTTATATGTACTATTGTGTATGGTAGTATTATTTTTATCCGCCGAGAAGAATTCTTTATATACCCAACTCTTTTTTGATATTGGGTTGAAGCACAGTATAATTTGCTTATATGATTTTGTTATTCCCCGGAGACGTAAATTTATCTGTCTAAAATCTGCTATCGTAAATTCAGTAGCTTCTTCAAGAATTACCGATGTGATACCTTCTATGGATTTTAGTTTATCTACATTATCTAATCCAGTAGTTAGTATCTGGCTACCGTTAGAAAAAGTAACAGTCATATCCGTATTGTTTACATTAAGTAAGCTATCTAAATTCCACATATTAATGTAATGTAGTAATAAAGCAAACACGGACTTTCTGGCAGCTGGTTGGGTCTTTCTCAATAGTAAGAATTTGTGTATGGTATTAGTCTTATAACCTACTAATATTCTAACTAATGTTTTTATAATAGCTGTGTGACTTTTTCCACTACCGGCACCGCCCTTAAGTAATAGAAATCTGGACTTATCTCGTAATAGCGGGTAGAAAGATGGCGGGATTATTTTAACTAATCGGGACAGATCAAATAACATTATAGATCTTGTTGCTCTATATCTTCTGGTAGTAATAATACTATGTCAGTATTAGTTTCTATCTCTTGATATATCTTTGGTCTACCTATACTTCTATCTGTTAAATAATTTATAGCGAATTGTAGTTCTTGTTTATCGGCGGGATTTCTCAACATTTCTATTACTTTATCTAATACTTCATGTAAGTCATTAGTGTTTTCTTTAATATATGCTGACACGCCTTTAGTACGACCACTGGGATTGAGCGAACCACTGCCTTTTACTATACGCCCTTTCTCATCTCTCTGTATTCCTGTTTTTTCCAGTTCTGTGGTCATTGTGTTCTCTAATATACCCTAATAAATTTAATATAGTAGTTTCATCTTCTTTAAGTAATCCTAAAGCAGTATTACAATTACTACATAATAAACATCTATAATTTTGTTTTTCTAATAAATTATTGTACTCATCTAAAGTAATACCATAAGTATTTTTTAATACGTTGTTCTTATTAGTAAGCTTGCCTTTATCTGAGGCATTATATTTTCTATTTATAGCATTCTTTTTTTCTCTAAATTCTGGATCATTTCTTGTTCTGTTCTTTTGATATTCCCTTGAATACTTACGCATATAATCTTTATCAACATGAATTTCATACTTACATTTATGACATAAACATTCTAATCCTTCATAAGAACTTTTATTTTTAACTAATTTACTTTTATCTGTTTCACCACAGATTCTACATATTCTTTCTTTATACATACATTTCTCCTTACTGAGATTTTAGAGGCGGGGATTGAGTAAGCAACCCCCATTACTGGAGCTACCACCTCTTTAGTTTGAATTTTTATTCTCGCCGAATAAAAAAGAGCTAATAAGTATAATACTTAATAACTCTTAGTTGCTTTTAGCAGAAGCTTTTATTCCTTAGTTTGCTCATAAGTGGGGGAGCACCTATAAGCTGTACTTGATCTTTAGTTCTTGTTTTATTTTGGAACAACCTTTTTTACAACCTCTATGAGTTTTTTGGAAGATGTTTTAATAAGATTGTCCATATTGTATTATAGAATACGATCACGATTTTGCTAGATAAATGTTATCGATCGATTGTTTTTCTCCTACAAAGTTTTAAAATGCGGGCAGAAACGCTTATTTTTGGCATACTGGCAGTTATCCATGAAGCTTGCTAAACCACTCTTGTGGATATATTCTTTCTCTTTTCTTATCCACTGACCTTTTTCACAAAAAATTTCTGTGTTATTATAACTTATTCTCCCATAAGCCCAGGCATTATCCTTCTTTGAATGACACTTAGCGTTATTGACCGGCAGGCGGCATCTACAAAACATACAAGAAGTACATAGTACTTGTTTATTCATT